CGGTATCCTTTTAACCCATGCGCAATACTGTATGATAGCGTGGTGAGTTAATGAGAAAACAGCCCATGAGCTATACATGCCCATAGGTTGTCCAACAGCGTACTTTAACGACTGACCCTTGTACTCAAAGGTGAGTGAGCCAAGAATATTATTCCAAAGCTCTCCCATCTCCGAATCAAGGTGTTTAAGAAGATCTACTTGTGGCTGTATCGGAAAACGATCAGTCGCAGACGATAAGTCATATGACCAACACCAGCCAATTCCTGATTGGGTTCTCACCCTGTCAGATTGTCTGCATTGATCATACGTCCCATCGGTAGGGATCTCACGTAACATCTTATATAGTGTTTTGTGAAGCCCTAGTAGAACATCTTGAACCCAGTAGTTACCGATGGCAACAAGCCTCGTCTTACCTCCTTTGTCGCTCACGAATGTGATTCGACCTAGGAAGGTTTCAGACTTGGAAGTTGTCGGATAGTAATCCTTACAGTTTCTGAAGAAGTTTTGGTTTTCTTCGAAGATTTCGACCCAAGGTGCCTTACGGAACTTTGAATCGAACTCTCCTAAGAAAACTTTCATTTCTTCATCGATTGCAAGTGACTGCTTTCCAGCGGTCAGGCAAGTTGGTCCTTCTATTCCTCTTTTGGTAGAGAAATGTAAGGGACAACCTAGTCTCTCATCAACTACTTTGGCGCAAGCCTTTGTGTAAAGCCTTCTTAAGTCCTTCCCAAACCGGGAGGTTCTCAAGAATTCTTTAAACGAGGGCTCTAGAGAGGTAGCGTAAAAGTCCTTTCCCTTGCTTGGAGTGGTAACACTCTCTAGGTTAGGTACTGGAGGAAGCTCAATCGATTCATACGCTCTTAGTAAACTAAGAGCATAACGTCTCGATTGAGGTGAACCTTGTCTTAGGCATTTCTTAAATGATTTAAGTTTGATAGGGAAGTTATCCTTATCTCTCTTAAGCCACATAGAAGTTCCAACAACAATCTTCAATCCACAGGAGAACCTCATCAGTTCCCTGTAGATTTCACCCAGATGCTTAATTGTCGTTCTTAGTCCCCTAGCTCTTACGAGCTCAAGGAAATAAGAAAGATAACAAGCGGATAGATCTTTATCAGTGACAACCCCGACTAGTTTAAAAGTCTTCTGGATTGAATCCAGGGACTTCTCAATTAGTTTTGGCTTCATTGATGGCCCTCCTTAATGTGTATAGAGGTAATTCTTCTATACATTTTATTGAGAGGTGCTTACGCTCGGTTAAGAGGTGCACCCATCCTCTGGTTACTGCCAGAGCCAGTTTATTAACGGCGGAACGGAAGAACTTTTCTCCTACCAAAGTAAAAGACTAGCTCCCAGTAACTCTTGAATGGGGGTACATTCTTAGTTACCGATCTAGAAATGTGACGTTAGAATGCCACATCTCTTCCGTCTGGGGATGCGTTAAAATCTGAG